GTACAGCATCAGCCCAAGGCAAATCAGATGTTGATGACGGTCCAAGATATTTTTATGGTAATCAATCTACATATAAGAAAAAATCTACAGAAATAGCTAAGCGATTAGGATTTGAAGTTGTAAACTATATCATGAAAGATTCTCCGTTAGAAGTACATGGAACTAATTTTCCTGATGGACCACCATTAACAGTTTCATATTTTCCAACAGGAGTTAAAGGAGATGCATTTGGTGGAACAGATTATATGAAAGATTATAAAGGATCGCCAGCATATAATATATGGAAAAAATATATTACTAGAATAGCTCAAAATGTAGGATATAAATTTTTAGACTTTTTAGGAGCAGAAGATTCAATTGATTCTAGTAAAGGAGAAATAATGAAAGCAACCGGATTAACAGAAGATATCAATTTACCAATTAGTATTGGCGATGTAGTAATGATGGGTAGATTTAAAAATAAAAAAGTAACAGTTAAGTCAATTAA